GCTGTAGATCAGCCCATCGTTCGGATCCACCACGGTCACCGTCGCGGTGGCCCCGCTCAACCCGAACAGCGCCAGCCCGTTCGTCACCGATCCGTCCGGCGCAATGCTGATCACCATCCCGGTTCCGGTGGCCGGATTGCCCAGGATATTGTCAAAGGCGGCAAACCGGTTGACCTTGCCCACCTTGGTCCATGTCGCCGGGTCTTTCGCCGCACCCGTCACCGGATCATCTGCGGTCGATGCCGCCGCCTCATACAGGTCATAGGATGGCAACACATACCGGCGCGTTCCCGCCGCGACAGTGCCCGCAGTCCAAAGCGTTTCCGAAAGCGGCAGATTGGTGGTCGTGATCTTTGCCGGATCGAATGCGCGGGGCGTGATGATCTTCATGCCGCGCGCTCTGCTGGCAGTCCGTCAATATCCCAGCGGACGAAGTATTTCTCGATCTGCGCCAGACGGTTGTTGATCGATGTCCAAAGGTCGTCATTGCGAACCGCCTGCCGGGCAGGGTCGACCGCCCCGGGGAACGGCACCACAGAAGGCGCAACGCCGCCATAAGCCAGCGCTCCACGCGCCCGGTTGAAGTCCAGAAGCGTTGCAAAGTCTTCCTCTTTGAACCGCCCCATCGCTTCGCTCAGCTTTTCGGTGGCCTCTGCGGCATCCTCGATGCGCCAGATGTTTTCCTTCAGCGCCCGATTGGACGGGTCCAGCGCTTCCAACTCGCGGCGGCGCAGTTCCGTGGTGTCACCCTGCAGCCGCAGCAGCTCTTCTTCCAGCCCCTTCCGTTCCCCGGAAATGCGCTGTTCGTCTTCCAGCTTCCAGATACGTTCCTGCAACTCGCGGTTCGCGGGGATCAGGGCTTCCAGTTCCCGGCGGCGCAGTTCCGCCGTATTGCCCTGCAGGCTGAAAATCTGGGTTTCCAACCCGCTGCGTTGCTGCGCCTCGGCCTGTACGCGCTGCGCCTCGGCCTGTGCAGCCGCCGCTTGCTCTGCTGCACGACGTTCCTGTTCTGCGCGGCGTCTGGCACGACGACGCCCGAACAGGCCGCCCAGAAGTGCCACTCCAATGCCAATCGGCCCCAAAGCAGCAGAACCACCCAGACCGGCAAGCAGCCCGCCACCCGCTGCCCCGCCCGCTGCCCCGCCGATGCCCAGAAGTTTACCCAGACCGCCAAGCAGCCCGCCACCCGCTGCCCCGCCCGCTGCCCCGCCGCCGCCAAGAAGCTTGCCCAGCCCGCCAAGCAGCCCGCCACCTGCGCCCCCGCCGCCAAGCAGCCCGGCCAGAAGGCCACCGCCGCCAGCCGCCTTGCCGCCAATGGCAATCATGATCTGATTCTTGGCGGCCGTCGCAATCATCTCGGCCAGCATCTTCTTGAAGCTGCCCATGATCGAATTCGTGAAACTCTTGAAGTCGCTGAACCCGCGCGAAACAAAGGCACCAAACGCATCTGCCACATCGTCAACCAGCGGCAAGGAACCTGTCAGCTCTTCGTTCAGCCGCGCGGCTTCTTTCGAATAGGCAAGGTCGGTCAGCCCGTTCTTTTTCAGATCTTCCAGCTTGGCCAGTCCCGCGCGGTACTTTTCCAGCGGGGTCGTGCCATCCTTGACCGCCGTGTTAAGCCGCTCTGCCTCGCGCGCGATATCAGACAGCCCGGCGGCCCCGGCACCGCCAGCCCTGCCGCCGCCAGAGCTTCCTGAAACACCGCTGAACCGCAGGCCCGCCCCGATCACCGGGGGCGCAAAAGCCCCACCCCGGAACTGGACGCGGCTGCGGACAGAATCCGGTCCAGACGATTGCCCGGTATTGGCCAGCAGCTTGTCATAGTTGGCCGATGACGCCACCGCCAGCATGGCGTCGCGCTGCACCCGCGCCTCGATCAGCCGCCCGATCAGCAGATTGGTTTCCTTGATCGCCGTGCCCATCCACCCGGCACCTGGTGCCGCCACCGCCAGACGGTCAGCTTCCACCCGGGCGTTTTCCAGCGCGGTTTCCGACCGTTCGGCCTGCACCACCACCTGCCGCAGCGCGCTTTCGCCTTCGGCCAGCGCCTTCAGCATCTCGAAAGCGGAATCGCTCAAAGTGTTCAGCGGCCCGGCCACCTCTTCAATCGCCTGGCGCAGCGCAATGGTCCGGTCCAGCGCCTCTTGCGGTGTGGTGGCCGCCGCGACCTCATCCATCAGCATCTGGATCTGGCGGGCGCGGTCGTAAGTGGTGTCAAAGGCGGCCTTGATGCCGTCCAGGCCAGAGGTGATCCACCCGTCCATACTCTCCCGGGCCGCGCTGATCGCGTCCGAAATGCCGCGCATCGCGTCCATCACCGCCAGTTCGCGCTGCAGGGTCAGCAGTTCAACCACATCCGCCGACAGCCCCCCGAACTGTTCCCGGATGCCCGTCAGATCAGTCTCGCCCAGCAGGTCGGTGATCCGCTGCAAATCGCTTACAGCGCTGGAAACGTCACCGACCGCCTCTTCCAGCGACTTTGCTTTTTCCTGCGATCCGGTAAACCACTGGAAAATCGCCCCGCCAAAGGCGATCACCCCGATGGTGGCCAGCGACAGCGGGCTCAACAGCGATGAAAACGCCGTCATCAGCGCGGGCCCCACCTGCCGGATACCGCCGCCCATCGACGTAAAGACACCATTCAGCTGCGTGCCCTGCTGCAGCGCAATCAGGAAGGGCGATTGCCCACCCGCCAGCTGCACCCCGATGTCCTGGAACTGCGCCGCGATATTTCCGGTCTGCGCCGACATGCCGCTCGCCACACCGTTGAACCGGCCCATCTGCGCTGCCGCCCCGGCAACGCTTGTATCCACCCCGGCCAGTTCCGCATTCATCCGGTCCAGGTTGCGCGTATAGGTCGCGCTGGAAATCGCGCCGCGCTTCTGCGCCTCATCCAGCAACCGCAACTCGCCTTCATAGCGCTTTGATGCCGCATACAGCGGGTCGAACCGCTTCTGCAGAAAATCCATCCGCCGGTCAAAGGCCGATGCCGATGCTGCCGCCCCTTTCAGGCCCCTGCCGATGCCGGTGTCAATCTCATCGCCGGTCTTCTTCGCCTTCCGGCCCGTGCCGGTCATCTTGTCCTGCAGGCGGTTCAGCAGCCGGTCGGCATCGCTGACGCCGGATTGCAGCTTGGCCGTGCCAAGGGCAAGCTCCGCATGCAGTCCGGCGACCGGGATTTGCGTCATGGCTGACTCCGCAGGGCAAGGTGGATCAGATACCCCCGCGCCAACTCATCATCGGCTTCGGTGGAAGGTGTTGCGGCCCTGGTCTGGCTTTGACCGGCCGGCTCATATTTCGGCAGTTTCCTCGGGTCGTGGAACGCCAGCCCGATCATCTGCGCCAGCTCATGCGCCACAATCCGCTGCCGCTCGAAGGCCTGTCTTGTCCGGGCGGCGCTGGCCTGGATCACAAGCGCCGCCTCGGCAATGGTCACGTCCCAGAAAGCGGCGGGGTCTTGCCCCGCTTCGATCCAGTTCCGCCACCACTCGCCGATGATGTCGCCGCCGTCGCGCGGCGCGGCGCGTTTCCCTCATCACTCCCCGGCTTTTTGCCCGTCAGGTCTTCAAGGCAGATGGCCAGAACCTGGCCAACCATTTCCAGCGACCGGGCGATACCGATCTTTTCCATCAGCTCCATCGCATCCGCTTCGGTTGCCTCGGTCTGCAGCGCGGCCCAGAACAAACGCCCCGCCCGCCGCATGTCCGAGGCATCCCTTTGCACGGCCGCAATCGCCGCGCCGATGGTCTCGCCGCTGCGGTCCTGATACCGCACCATCGCCCCCATCGACAGGCGCAGGCTGTACGACTTGCCGTCGTGATCAAACGAAACCGATTTCACGCCCCGGCACCCTTGGTCCAGGTCACCGGCCCGGTGGTCCGGATCACCACCGACATGCCGATCAGCCCGCCGACATCATCCGCCTGCACGGAAGGCGTCGGATAGCCCTGGAATTCGAACAGATCGCCGGTTGTCTGGCCCGGTGTCAGCGGCATCGTCACCCGGTAATAGGCCGGCGTGTTCGATGCCTGGTCTGCCAGCTGCTGCTCATACCCCAGCGGGGTATATCCGGCATTGACCGTGATTTCGCCCGCGTCTTTCAGGCCCTTCACATATTCCCGGAACCCGCCGACCGAATCCAGGCTTGTCGCATCCTGGTACTCCGTCGACACCTGCGGCACCGCCAGCCCTTTTGCCTCCGGGATGCGGGTAAAGCTGTTCGCAGCCCCGGTCAGCGACCGCTCGACCTTGCCGCCCCAGGCGATTGTCTGTTTCGTCATTGGCTTTCTCCTCAGCCGAAGTGATAGTTGATGATGAAGTCCATCGTGACCCGGTGGTTCTGCGTCACGCCGTCGTCGTCGGGCAGATCGCGCGCGCCTGCCAGAAATGCCCCTGTGATGACGCCGCCCTGCCAGGCATCCAGGGCCGTCCTGACCGCCCGCGACAGCACCTTGGCCTCGCCATAGCTTGCGGCCCAGCAATCCACCTGCACCCGCGCTCGCGACAGCCCCGGCCCGTCCAGGCTGTGATCAACCGGGCCGTCCGTCACCACCGTCAGCGTCAGGCAGGGCAAGGCCTGCCCCTGCGGCGCCAGCCCCCAGTTAATCCGCGCGGCCACCCGGGCCGAAATGGCCGGAACAGTGCCCAGCATTGCGCGCAGCGCCTCTTCCATGCTCAGCGCCCCTTCCGCTTGACCGCCTTTTCAATCTGCAGCCGCAATTCATCCGCCAGCCGCAGCAGCATCGCCCGGCTGTCCTGATCCCAGGCAGGGCGCAAAAACGGGCGCGGGCGGGAATGTTTCGTGCCGAACTCCACCAGATGCCCGTGCCGCCCGCCTTTGCCCCGCCCATAGGACGTGCCCAGATAGACCGTCGTGATCCCGGCCTCCTTTGTCCGGCCCTTCAGCTTGTCGCTGACCGTGATCGACCGGCGCAAAGTGCCGGTCCGCACCGGCACCAGGGATCGGGTCAGATCGGCAGTCGGCTCCACCGCCTTGATCATGGCGCGCGTCAGCGCCCCCTCTTCCCGCCGCACCGACTGCAGGCGCTCCAGCATGGCCGCCAGATCCTTGAACCCGTCGACCTTGAATTCCATGCTCATGTATCGGCCCGCGCCGCTGCCGTGATCTCCACGCCCTCACGCCGCCCGATCTCTTTGACACCGGTGATATCGTACTCCCGGCCTTCGCAGATCAGCCGGTCCTTTGGCGTGATCTCCCCGGTCGCGAACGTCCACCGCACCAGAAATCGGGCGGTGATGCGGGCCGCCACCTGGGCCGCCGCAACCTGTTCCCCGTCCGACACGAACCGGCGTTGCGCCCAGACCGGCGGCCCGTAATCGACCCAGGACTCGACCTGCGCAAAACCATCGTCGATCAGGGTAAACCGGCGGAACTGCACCCGCCGGTCAAGCTTGCCCGCTTCCATCAGCTGCGCAGCAGCAGCGCGATCTGATAGGTGGCCGCAGCCCCGGCAGAGTTGGCAATCCGCAGAATATCCGCCGTGCCGGCCACAATCGCCCCGAACCCGCCCACCGCATCGCAGCCGAAAAACAGGAATCCGCCCGGACGGATCGGCCCGAAGGTCGGGGTCGTGCCGCCCAGGAAGGTGGTGATCGGGCTGGTGCCGCCGCCGATGGTCAGGTTGGTGGTGTTCGGCGGCGCACTGGCCAGTTTCGGCGCATTGATGATCAGCGCCCCCACCAGCGTTGTGGCCGCGATATCCACGCCATAGACCGTTTTCAGCGCCGTGCCGTTCAGGTCCAGATCGTCGTTGGCCGCCGATGCCAGGGTGCGCTCATCGGCAAACAGCAGGTTCGCCTGCCCGGACCCGTTGCCCATCGAAAACTGCAGCACATCCTGCACCACAGCGCTGAAATTTGCCGCCCCGTAATCGTGGGCCCCCAGCTGGGTGGCCTCGAAAATGGCCGAAAGCTTTGCAGATACAGTCATCGCTCATCTCCTTGATGATAGGGTGCACCCCGCATCAGCCGGTCACGGGCTGGCAGGGTCTGTCAGAAATCCTTGGCAGATGGTCCCGGCATGGGCCGGGCGGGCTTCGCTCAGAACAGGCCCCGCTCCGAACGCGACGCCA